ATCTGCTGATACAATATCATTTATTGTTTCAGGATCTACAGGTGCAATAGTTGCAGCTAACAAACTTAAAGTTATTTACTCTAAAGCTCCAACTGAAGAAGCTAGAGGTGACTTTGAAGATACAACTGGTTCAGCTGTTAATGATACATTAGCAATACCTGAAGTTGACTTACAATTACAAAGTTCAGCTATCGTTGCGAAAACAAGAAAACTAAAAGCTGTATGGTCTCCTGAGTTAGCTCAAGACTTGAATGCTTATCATTCTGTTGACGCTGAAGCTGAATTAACATCTATGTTAAGTGAGTATATTTCAATGGAAATTGATTTAGAAATCTTAGATATGTTAATCTCAGATGCTGCTACAGTTGATTTTTGGTCTGTAACTCCTGGTGAGGACTATGATGGTTCTGGTACTGGTGAGGCTAACTGGAATATCACAACATTCTACGGAACAAGATTCGAATGGTATCAAACTCTATTAGGTAAAATCCAAAAGGTTTCTAACGAAATCCAAAGATTAACTCTAAGAGGTGGTGCTAACTTCGTAGTTGTTTCACCGACTGTTGCTACTATCTTGGAATCAATTCCTGGATATTCAGTAAGTACAGATGGAAATAAATCTCAGTTCGCGGCTGGTGTTCAAGTTGCAGGAAGTCTACAAAATAGATTTACTGTTTATAAGAACCCATATATGACTGAAAATACAATACTTGTTGGTTTCAGAGGAAGTAATTTCTTAGAAACTGGTGCTGTATATTCACCATATGTACCGCTAATTATGACTCCATTAGTATATGATCCAAGTGACTTCACACCAAGAAAAGGTGTAATGACACGATATGCTAAGAAGATGATTAGACCTGAGTTTTATGGTAAAATCCATTGTAAAGACTTAAACTTAGTATAAGTTAACTCTTTATAAACTTAGTTGAAAAGCCCCCTTTTATTAGGGGGTTTTTCTTTTATATTTGATATTTATATATGAATTATAGTATTACTATAACTGATTAAAGTAGTCACTAAACATAATCAGTATAAAAAACAAATTAATTCCTGAGAGTAGTGACTCAACATTAGGAGAAAAATAATGGGAAAAAGAATAGGTAAGTATAAAGTTACCAATAGAGAAAGTACAATTTCTATCGTTGATGGTGGTACAGTTACTGGTGATATTGATTTAGGTGGTAATCAAATCGCTGGTTCAAAAATAGAAGTTAAAACTGGTGATGTTGGAACATTAGCGGCTGGAGATTCAGGTGCTTTAGTTTCATTAAGTGGTGGTGCTAGAACATTAGTTTTACCAACTGTTGCAACAGCTGGTTTAAATTTTAAAATTGTAGCCGGTTCTGCACATGCACATATCATTTCTTGTTCAAGTGGTGAATTAGCAAAACTACAAGGACAAATGCTTGATGCTTCAAATGGTACTACAATTGTATCAGCTCCAATTACCAATAAAACAGCTATTACATTAGCTAATGGAAAAATTGGTGATGCGGTGAGTTGTGTTTCAGACGGAACTTCTTGGCACGTTGAAGCTGTACTTAATGACACTGCAACTTTTTCATAATATTTAATTATAATATGATAACTTAAAAGGGTAAGATTTATTTCTTACCCTTTTTTGTTTTATTTGATATTTATATATGAAGAATAATACCAATTTTTGGAGAATGTAAATGTCAAAATTTAATTTTTTATATGAAGACCCAAGTAGTTATACTACAGGTCAAACACCACATGGAATATATGACAACGATTCATCATTTCAAGCAGATAGTTTAACAATATGTAAATATGTAGCTACAAAACTTGGACATCCAGTTATGCAATTGGAGTTCAATAGTGGTTCTATATATGCTTGTTTAGAAGAAGCAGTATCAGAATACTCACAACAAATAAATCATTACAATACAAAGAATTGGTTATGGGAACACTATGGTGCAACTGATAGAGAAAGTGGTTCTGCATTAGGTGATATGGGTTCTCACGAACCAGAAACTCCAAATTTAGGATTATCCATAACATTAGCTGAACAATATGGTGAGGCTGTAGGTGTTGGTGGTAATTCTACACTATATTCAGGTTCACTAACTTTAACAAGTTCAAAACAAGTTTATGATTTAACATCAGAGTCTACACTTGAAAACGCGTTAAATGATGGTGCTGATAGAATAGAAGTACAACGAGTATTTAATGAAGGCCCAGCAGCTATATCTAAATTCTATGACCCATTCGCTGGTTCATATGATAATATTGAATTATTAGATTCATTTGGTATGGGTAATGTAGCTCCTGCAGTTTCATACATAATGAGACCAATATCTTTTGATTTGGGTAGAGCAAATGCAATTGAAACAAACGACAAGATTAGAAAATCAGCATATTCATTTGAATTGGTAGATAATAAAATAAGATTATTTCCAAGACCAAAGTCATCTGATGATGGTAATAAAATATATTTTCATTATTATAAAAGAGACGATAAAGTTTCTACAACAAGAACTTACACTAATGGTAAAGTATCAGACCCATCAAACATACCTTATAAATTTATTACATATCAAGAAATAAATGCAGCTGGTAGAAATTGGATTAGAAAAATGACATTGGCATTAGCTAAAGAATTACTTGGTATTATAAGAAGTAAATATGCTTCAATGCCACTTCCAAATGGTGAAGTCTCACTTGATGGAGAAGGATTAAAAGCTGAGGGTAGAGAAGAAAAAGCAAATTTAATGGAAGAGTTAAATACTTTCTTAGAAGCTGTTTCTTTATCTGAGAGGTCACGACAAGAACAAGAACAAGCTGAATCACAACAACAGGTATTAAATAAAGCTCCATTAAAAATATACATAGGATAAATAAATGTCACAAACAAAACCATTTTTTATACCACAAAAAGAATTTGATTTAATTAATCAAATGAATGAAGAATTGATTGACGAAATAATTGGTCAATCAGTTGATATTTATAAAGTAAATGTTGAAAGAACAGAAGACAATATGTATGGTGAATCTACTGCTAAATATTATGATGTAGGATTTAGAGTAAATTGTTTGATTAATTACAATGAACCTGAAGTAACACAAGATGAGTTTGGTTCTGATACCAATTCAAGTATAGAGATGTTCTTTCAAAGAGAAAATCTATCAAGTGGTTCATTGAATTTTTATCCTGAGACTGGTGATATTGTGGATTGGAATGATTACTATTGGGAAATCAATGGAACAACAGAACCACAATTATTTGGAGGACATCCAAACTTTAAACATAATATTGTAGCTACTGCGCATCGTTCAAGATTATCATCGTTACAGATTGAAGAAAGACCACGATAGTGCCAAATAAATCAGCAAAACTTCGTAAACAAGAAAGACAGAAAAAAAACAATTTATTAAATAAATTTGGTAGAACTAAAAAACAAATTGCAAGAAAGAAAAAGAAAAAATAATGGCTATTCAAAGAATAACAGGAAAAAGAATTACGAAGTATGATACTTCGAATCCTAACTTTGTAGAAAAACCTAAACCTGAAGTTAAGGTAAGTGGTAATGTTCAAGATGATGAAGATGTCTATGGTGAAAGAAAACATACTTACACACCTGAACCTAATGGTAATTTACAAATGGAACAGATGATGGGTAAATTGATGAATAAGTTGGATAACTTTGATTCACCAAGTCAAACAGGTATAAAAGCTATTGAAGTGGATATTAAGAAAGAAATAGCTATCGGTAAAGCTGATATGAGTAGTATTAAATCACAAGAATTTAAAGGTAAAGTTAAAACTAAAAAAGACAAACTAAAAGCATTGAGGAAACGAAATGGCAGTAAATAAAATTACAAACAAAGGTGTGGTTAATAGGGAATTAGTCAATAGAGCTAATGAAGTATCCACTAAAGGTACAACCATTCGTGGTAATAGAGAAACAACTATCATACCAGGTAATAATTTATCAGATAATTATGCGATAACACTTAAAGATGTTGATACTGCAGTGTTGAATCATGTTAAGAATGTAAT